ACGTCAGGCTCAAACAGCATCAAATCAATTAACTAAAAGTGTTGGCGGTTTAGGTCGTGCATTTGGATTATTAACTGGTGGACTATTAGTAGCAGGTGCTGTAAGAAATTATTTTAAAGGTTTTAATGAAGCTGAGAGAGCAAGAACAGCGGTAAAAACTTTAGGGGTTGATGTTGAAAATTTATCAAATAGACTTTTACTTTTAAGCACTAGTTTAGAGGGCGCATTTTCTCAAACAGAACTATTAGCAGCTAGTTATGACGTAGCTTCTGCTGGTTTTACAGATGCTGCAGACGCTGCACAGGTTTTAGAGGCTTCAGCTTTGGGTGCTGTTGGTGGAATGTCTGAGCTAGGTACAGTTTCTGATGCGGTTACAAGTGTTTTAAATGCCTTTGGACTTGAATCTGATAAGGCAGCAAAAATAGTAGATGGATTTATACAAACTCAGAATGATGGTAAAATTATTGTTGACCAATACGCTAGACAAATAGGTAGAATCGCACCTACAGCAAGTGCAGCGGGTATAAGTATTGATGAATTAAATGCTGCTATAGCTACAATTACAGCGCAAGGTGTACCAGTAGAACAGACATTTACAGGATTAAACCAAGCAATCGTATCAATATTAAAACCTACAGGAGAAGCAGAGAAGATAGCTAAAAAATTAGGAATATCATTTAATGCAGCAGCATTAGAATCAAAAGGTTTTGAAGGGATATTGTCAGAAATTGCTGGCAGTGGTGCGACAACAGACCAATTAGCGAAACTTTTTGGAAGTGTTGAAGCTATGAAAGCTGTATTCCCATTAATCAATGATGACCTTGTAAAATTTAATCAAAATTTATTGAATCAGGCTAATTCATCTGGTACTGCACTAAAAGCAACAGAGGAGTTTCAAGGTACACTTTCATTCCAGTTCAGCCAAATAGTCAAAAATGTAGGTAATCTTGCAAGAAGTTTGGACGAAGTTTTAGGGCCAGCATTTAAAGGGATTTTAGGTACGGTTAATGATATTGTTTCTAAAATGAATGAAGCGGTAGCACTTATGCGAGTGTTTCCAGCATATCAAGAATTAGGAAAAGCAGGGTCAGACATAACTTTTGGTATGGAAAGCAAAGGCATGGAAAGACTTATTGCTGGCGTTGGCATGGCTGAAACTTCTTTGGCTGGTGCTACAAATTTACAAGATTTAGAAGCTGTCTCAACCCTGATTAACAAAATTAGGAATCAAGCAACCCGAGTAAATTCAAAAAGACAGGAAGATAATTTGATAGAACTTTTAAACGCAATCGACACAATAAGAGAAAATATAAAACTAAGGGAGCTTGAAATTATAGAGGCACAAGCAAAAGAGTCATCTAACAATGATGAAATTAATAACCAAATAAAAACTAAATCAAGTTTATTAGATGAAATTTTTGCTAAAAATTCTGCTCAATTCGATCAAGTAACAGCACTAACTAAGTTATATACTGATATGTCGATGTCAATACGATCTGGTTTAGTTGACGCGATTGAAGGCGCAATAAATGGTACTAGGACTCTAGGAGAAGTCGCTACAGCAGTCTTTGGACAGATTCAGAGGTCTTTGATTCAATATGGAGTTAATGCATTTCTGGGGAGCTTGGGAGGAGGTATTGGTAGTTTCTTTGGGCTAAGTGGTGGTAGAGCCAATGGTGGTGCAGTAATGAAAGGTTCTTCTTATATGGTCGGTGAACGTGGACCCGAGATATTTACACCATCTTCTAGCGGTAGCATTTCTACAGGTGGTGGTACTAATATAGTTGTTAATGTAGATGCTTCAGGTTCTAATGTGGAAGGAGATGAAGATAATGGTAGAGAGCTTGGACGTCTTATTTCTGCTGCTGTACAATCTGAGATATTACAACAACAAAGACCCGGAGGATTACTTGCATAATGGCTACATTTCCTTCAATAAATCCTACTTACGGAACCTCTAAAAGGTCTGCACCAAACGTAAAAACGATAAGGTTTGCAGATGGTTACGAGCATAGATTAATGCTAGGGTTGAGTGCTAATCAGAATCCAAAAGTATATTCTTTAAAATTTGAAGTCTCTGAAACAGATGCAGATACTATAGAAACTTTTTTAGATGCGAGGGCAGCAGACCAAGCAAGTTTTACTTTTACACCACCTAATGAATCTAGCTCGTCACAATTTGTTTGTGAAACGTGGTCAAAACAAGTCAGATATTTAAACAGAGCTACTATTAATGCAACTTTTAGACAAGTATTTGAACCAGCTTCATGACTGTTAATCAAAAGATATTTACAGATTTACAATTATCAAATCCTTCTGCGATTATCGAGCTTTTTACTTTGCAATTAATAACAGCAATTCATGGAAACAATACGCTATACAGATTTCATTCAGGTAGTAATTTAAATCTTAATGGAGAGGTGGTATGGAAAGGCAATAGTTATATTAGATTTCCGATAGAGGTTAGTGGGTTTGGTTTTCAAAAAGGTCAGTTACCAAGACCTAAAGCCATAATGAGTAATAAGAATGGGTTTATGTCTGCAATATTATTAGACGTAAATGAAACTACGACAGGAAACGATTTAACTGGTGCAGTTCTTACAAGGTTATCTACGCAAGCTAAGTTTTTAGACGCTGTTAACTTTGCTGATGGTCAGAACGCAGACGCAGACCCTAACGCAGAATACCCTGAAGAAATTTATTCTATTGATAGAAAATCAGCAGAAAATAGAGAAGTAGTAGAGTTTGAACTAGCAGCCCCAACAGATTTAGCTGGTGTTAGTATTCCTCAAAGACAATGCACCCGCGCAACATTTCCTAGTATTGGAACTTTTGCATAATGGATTGGAAACAAAAAGCACTTGAACACGCAAAAAAAGAAGACCCTAAAGAGTCTGTTGGATTATTACTGAATATAAAAGGTAAAGAAAGATATTTTGCTTGTAGAAATCTGTCTATGACTCAACATCAATGTTTTATTTTAGACCCAGAAGATTATGTTAAAGCTGATTCTCTTGGGGAAATAACAGCAGTAATACACAGCCACCCTGTCACACCAGCAGTACCAAGTCAGGCAGATAAAGTTAGCTGTGAAGATAGTGGTTTGATTTGGCATATAGTAAACCCAAAGACAGAGCAATGGGGATATTGCGAGCCGTCAGGATATAAACCGCCATTGATAGGTAGACAATGGGTTTGGGGTCTTACAGACTGTTGGAGTTTAGTTAGAGATTGGTATAAAGAAGAAAAGAATATTGAACTTAGAGATTGGGATAGACCATTAACACCACAAGAATTTAATGAAAACCCAATGTTTGAAAAATGTGCATGGCGTACAGGTTTCAGAGAATTAAGACCTGATGAGCCTTTACAAGATGGAGATTTGTTATTCATGTCGATAATGTACCCGACCTTAAACCATGTGGCATTATTTTTTCAAGGCGATGTCATACACCATTTAACAGATAGACTAAGTTGTAGAGAGCCTTATTCAGAATGGCTGTTAAAATGTACTGGAAAGAGGTTGCGCTATGCTGAGAAAAGTTAAGCTACATGGCAAACTGGCAGATTTTGTAGGCCATAAAGAATTCGAAGTTGAAGTGAGAGATATTTCACAAGCTGTAAGTTTTTTAATACACAATTTTCCTAAATTAGAGGCATACATGAGTCCTCAATATTATCAAGTCAAAGTAGGTAATTATGAAGTCGGAGAAAAAGAATTAGACTATCCTATTGGCAAACAAGATATTCATTTTATTCCTGTTATTTCTGGTGCTGGTCGTGGCTTAGGAAAAATCTTGTTAGGCGCTGCCCTCATTGGAGTTAGCTTGATGCTTCCGGGTGGGGGTATGTTTGGTAGCTCAGTTTTTGGTGCATTTGGTGGACCAGTAGCTAACGCAGGTTTTCTTACAGGTGTTGGTACATTCACTAGCGCAATAGGTGCATCTTTGTTATTAGGTGGTGTAAGCGATATGCTTTTTCCAGTTCCTGAAATACCTAAATTTGAATCATCACAAGACCCAAAATTATCATTTAGTTTTGCAGGGCTGCAGAATACCTCGAGGGCTGGTACTCCTGTCCCGATTGTATATGGCGAGGTAATGACAGGCTCAGTTGTGATTAGTGCTGCAATCGACACGAATCAGGTATCAGCATGACAAAAAAAAATAAAACTATTCGAGGTGCAGGAGGAGGAGGTAATAGAACACCACCACCACCATATAAAGCACCTGACACTCTTCACAGTAGGTCTTTTGCTACAGTTCAAGATTTAGTATCAGAAGGCGAAATAGAAGGTTTTGCGACTCCTTCAAAAGCTGGAATAACAGATAGAACCTCAACCGCTTATGCGAATGCAAGCCTCAAAGACGTATTTTTAGATGACACTCCTGTTTTAAGTAGTCAAGCTGACAATTCCAATCCAGATAGTAATGATTTTAATTTTAAAGATGTTATTTTTAATAGTAAATTTGGTACGGCTGACCAAACTGCATTATCTGGAATACCCGCAGAAAGTAGATCTCCTACTGGTGTCGGTGTTACTGTAACTGTTGCTTCTCCTGTAACAAGACAAATTACAAATACAGATGTTGACGCTGTTGTTGTTACTTTAACTTGGCCACAAATACAAGTTCTTGAAAATGATGGAGACATAAGAGGAGACACAGTAGATTACAAAATACAAATTCAATACAATAGCGGTGGTTACAGCGACATTATTACAGACTCTGTTAGCGGAAGAACTGCAGACGCATACGCTAGAGATCATAGGATTACTCTAACTGGTGCATTTCCTGTAGATGTTCGGGTAGTAAGAGTCACTGCAGACAGTACAGATACACAAAGAATTAATAGTTTTGAATTTACCAGTTATCAAGAAGTTATTGACAATAATTCTACTTACCCAAACAGTGCTTATTTTGGATTAAGAATCGATAGTAAGCAGTTTAATAGAATACCTCAGAGAACGTATAGATTAAGAGGAATCAAAGTACGCATACCAGCAGCTAACGGAGGTTTGACACCAACAGTAGATGCAGCAACTGGTCGTATTATTTATCCTGATAATTACGTTTTTAATGGAGTTATGGGCGCAGCTGTTTATACAAACTGTCCAGCAATGTGCTTACTCGATTTGCTTACAAACACAAGGTATGGTCTAGGAAATCATGTTACTGACAGTAATTTAGATTTATTTTCTTTTGTAGCTGCTTCTAAATATGCCAATACTTTGGTTGATGATGGCCAAGGAGGACAAGAGGCAAGGTTTAGCTGCAATATAAACATACAATCTCCTCAAGAGGCTTTTAGCGCCATAAATAGTTTGGCTGGTGTTATGCGTTGTATGCCAATATGGTCTGCTGGCAGTGTAACTATTTCACAAGACAAAGAACAAGACCCAGTTTTTCTTTTTAATTTATCTAATGTTGCTGAAAGTGGTTTTTCATATTCTGGTAGTAGCTTAAAACAAAGACATACAGTTATATCTGTGGCTTATTTTAATATGGATTCTAAAGAAATAGATTATGAAGTAGTAGAAGCTGATACCGCAACACAAAATAAATTTGGCTCAATAGTAAAACAAGTTACTGCTTATGCTTGTACCTCAAGAAATCAAGCTGCGCGGTTAGGTAGGTCTATATTATTTGCTGAACAAAACGAGTCTGAGGTTGTCAACTTTACTACTTCTATAGATGCTGGAATAGTAGTTAGACCCGGAAATGTAATCGAAATTGCTGATCCAGTTAGAGCAGGGGTAAGAAGGGGAGGTCGTGTTGTATCTGCAACAACAACTGCTATCACTATAGATGGTGGCGAGCAAACAAGTTTACCAGCATTGAATGATAATCCTACTATTAGCGTTATGCTTGCTGATGCATCTTTTGAAACACGGAATATTAGTGACATAACAGGCTCTGTAATTACTGTAAGTTCAGCTTTTACGTCTGCACCAAATGCAAACTCTCCCTATTTAATTTCTAGTACTACATTACAATCACAATTATTTCGAGTTATAGAAGTACAAGAAACGGACAGGGTTAATTATTCAATTAGTGCTTTGTCTTATGTTGCTGGTAAATATAATTTTATAGAAAATAACACAACATTACCAACTAGAACTGTATCTATATTAAATAAACCCGCTACTCCACCTAGTGCTTTAACAATTACTGAGACTACAGTTGTCATAAACAATATTGCAAGAAGCAAACTTATTGTAGATTGGAAACCAGTTGAAGGAGTTACTCAATATCAGGTTAATTACAAATTAGAAAATGGTAATTTTGTAACACAAGTAGTTTTTTCCAGTGATTTTGAATTGCTAGATACTGTCAAGGGTTTATATTCTTTTGAAGTATTTTCTTATAGCGCACAACTTGAATTATCTGCAAATTCAGCTTCTGCTACTTTCACAGCTGTTGGTAAAACTGCATTACCTGAAAACGTAACAAACCTCACTGTAGAGCCGATTAATGAACAGTTTGTCAGGTTGCGTTTCAAACAAGCTACTGCTATTGACGTTTTGCATGGTGGTCGAGTTTACGTTAGACATACAAATTTAACAGGAGGTTCAGCAACTTTCCAAGCAGCACAAGATGTTATTGAAGCAGTTGCAGGTAACGCTACTGAAGTTATTGCACCAGCTTTAGCAGGGACATATTTGCTAAAATTCCAAGATGATGGCGGTAGATTCAGTGCTACTGCAGCAAGTGTACCTTTGTCTATTGTAGATATTTTAGATTCAATAATTGTAAAAACTGACAGAGAAGATACTGACGGAACACCCTACAATGGCACTAAGACAAACGTAGTTTATGACAGTACTTTAGGTGGTTTAAAACTTATAGACCCAACAGCAAATGCTACTGGTACTTATGATTTTGTAGATACTCTTGATCTTGGTGCTACATTCTCACTTGTTTTAAAAAGACATTTTCAGGGAGTTGGATTTTATACAGGAGATCAATTTGATAATAGAACAGACAACATAGATACTTGGACAGACTTTGATGGAACTGTTGCTAATGATGCCAATGCAAAGATAGCTGTGCGAACTTCTACAGATATGAGTTCATATTCAGATTTTAATGACTTTGCTAACGGAACTTTCAAAGGTAGAGGATTTCAATTCAGAATTACTTTAGAAACAGCAGATACAGCACAAAATATGAATTTACAGCAAGCAGGATATACAGCAACAATGCCATCAAGAACTGAACAATCTTCTGTTATTGCTTCTGGAGCAGGGGCAAAAAATGTTACATTTACAGCACCATTTTTTGTTGGAACGTCTGGATTAGGTAATTTAAATAGTTTCTTACCATCTGTTAATATCTCTCCACAGAATATGGGTAGTAAAGAGTTTTATGAACTTACAAATATTTCTGGAACTGGCTTTACAGTTCACTTTAAAGATCAGAGTAATGGTAGTATTGACAGGAATTTTACCTACAGTGCTGTTGGTTTCGGCAAAGGAGGTTAACATGAAGAAAAATAGAATTTAATCGTGGCTGACGTAACTAATTACACTATTGAAAATGCGTCTGGAGCAAACGTAAGAACAGATATAAATGCTGTTTTTGCTGCAATACAATCTTCAAACTCTAAATCTAGCGATCTTGCAAGCAGTCAATGTGTGGCTGGAATGCCTTTTTTGAATACAAGTACAAATATTTTAAAAATTAGAAATAGTTCTAATAATGGTTTCACAGAAATTGGCAGTATAGATTCTGCAAATTTAGGTTTACTTTCTAAGGCTGGCGGTACTATGACAGGTGCGCTTCTTGTAGATGATTCAAATAGCGCTTCTACTCCAGCATTAAGTTTTGATACAGATACAGATACTGGACTATTTAGAAAATCAGCAAATGTAATGGGTTTTTCTGCTGCTGGCACAGAAAGATTATTTCTTGATTCTAATGGACTTACTTTACAAGCACAAAATGATCTTAGGTTTGCTGACGCTGATAGTAGTCATTATGTAGGATTTCAAGCACCAGCTACAGTTTCTTCTAGTCTTACTTGGACATTACCTGCTGCTGACGCTGCTGTTTCTGGTTATGCTCTTGTATCTGATGCATCTGGTACGTTGTCATGGGCTGCTGCGGGAGTTGGAGCAGTTGGTGGAGGTTCAGATAATATATTTTGGGAAAATGATCAAACCATTACACAAAATTACACAATCACAAATGGTAAAAATGCTGGCAGCTTTGGTCCAATTACTATACAATCAGGAGTAACAGTTACAGTTGGTGCTGGCGAAACTTGGACAGTTGTTTAAATTATGAGCCAATTAAAAGTTGACAGTATAATCCCAAGAGGAGGCCTCCCATCAGGAGCTAGTGGTGGAATTATACAAATGGTACAAACAATAAAAACAGATAAATTTGTAACAAGTTCTACAAGTTATACTGATATTACTGGATTAAGTGTAACAATTACTCCTCAAAGCTCTAGTAATAAAATCTTGGTTTTTACTAATGTTAGATTTTGTACTGGTGCTTCTGGCCAAGATAATAAATACCAAATTCTTAGAGGAAGTACAGCTATATCTGTCGATAATTTTTGCAGAATGCCTAGTTCTGCAGAAGCTTGGCCATTTGCTGATATTAATTTAGATTCACCAAGCACTTCATCTGCTACAACGTATAAAGTTCAATGTAAGGCTGAAACAAATGAGGTATTTGTTAATAGAGATGGCAGCAACCGAGATCTTGGCATGTCATACATAACAGTTATGGAGGTTGGAATGTAATGGGTTTAGATCAAAATGCTATAAAAAAAGCTTATCCAAATGCAGTCACTATAGATGATGGTGCAGGGGCTATGGACGCAAGCGGTAACTCAATAACAATAGACCAAACTTTAGTTGATGCAGCTAGAGTTGAGTTAGATAAGTTAAATTATCAAACTGACAGAACAGAAAATGGCACAACAAAATACGCTTCTTTTGGAGATCAACTTGATATGTTGTATGCCGATATGCTCGCTGGTAAACTAGATACAACTGGAACGTGGGCAACCCACATAAAAGCCGTTAAAGACGCAAATCCAAAACCATGAGTACATTAGCAGTCGGCACAATTAAAAGCGCAGATTCAGCAGCACCAGTTATACAAAATAGCTCTGGTACTGAAATAGGAAAATTTATAAAAGCATGGATTAATTTTGACGGTTATGGTGCATCTATAAGAGGAAGTTTTAATATATCTAGCGTTACCGACAATGGAACAGGAGATTATACTTTTATAATTGATAATGATTTCCCAGATGTTAATTACTGTTGGGTTGGAACTGCAACTACGGCAACTGGTACAGAAAGCACTATGAGAAATATTGCATTTTCATCTTCAAGTTCTAGTACAAGTAACTCTGCACATTTAGCAACTCAAACAAGAGTAAGTGTTGCCACACAAAACTCAGGTGCAAACTTACATGATGCTAGACAAGTCATGGTTCAATGGATTAGGTAATTAATTATGTCAACACTTAAAGTCAACACAATCCAAAATACAAGCGGTGGCTCTAGTTCAACCCCAGAGCAACTTGCACAAGGTAGGGCAAAAGCTTGGATAAGATTTGACGGTACAGGAACACCTTCAATAACTGACAGTTTTAATATTTCAAGCATTACTGAGATAGATGACGGTCAAAATACTGTGGCTTTTACAACTGCTTTTGCTAATACAAATTATGGTGGAGTATTTAATGGCTCAACTGGTGATAGTTCAATGTTTTCTTGTATTCATACAGATCATATTGCAACAAATAGTTGCAGAATTATTACAAGAACTGGAAGAACTACTGGTAGAACTGGCGTTGTTTTTACCACAGGTGTTTTCTTTGGCGATCAGTAATTTTTTGATATACTAAAAGAAAAAACTTATGGCTAATTCTGATAAAAGGTTTTTATACACAGATGATGACGGAAATCTTTGTATCGTTATACCTGCCGATAATACAGATTTAACTTTAGATCAAATAAAAGATAAAGATTGTCCTAGTGGCAAGACAGTTTATACTGTTGATAAGTCTGCAATTCCTACAGACAGGAGTTTCAGAAATGCTTGGACTTATACGGAGTAAATCATGGGATTTGGCATTGACATGGCGAAAGCCAGAGAAATTCACAAAGCAAAGATAAGGGAAGCAAGAACTCCATTACTTAGTGCTTTAGATGTTGAATTTCAAAAAGCACAGGAAACTTCAGCCAGTACTACAGATATAGTTGCTAAGAAACAGGCATTAAGAGATGCCCCTGCTGATTCTGGTATTGCTTCTGCTAGTGATGCAGATGCACTTAAAGCACAATGGAAAACTGATATACTTGGAACATCTCCATATAGCTAATGGCAATAATTCCAGCGAAGAAAGACTTTACTGTCGATAGGAGAGCAGATTTTCCTATAAGATTGACGTTTAAAGATTCTACTGGATCGGCAATAAATTTAACTGGATTTACTGTAGCTGCACAAGTTTACGATGAATCACGAACCACAAAATACGCAGATTGGGCGATAACATACACAGATAGAGCTAATGGAATTATTGATATGAATTTATCTGACACAGATACAGCAACTTTTACTCCAAATATTTTGAAATATGATGTATTACTAACAGAACCAAGTGGTAGCAAAAACTATTATTTAGAGGGTACACTATTTGTAAGTGAGGGTTACACAGCATGAGCAATCCTAATCAAGTTGTAGTAAGTCAGGTATCTGATGTAACTACAGTTGAGATTACAACGCAAGGGCCACAAGGTCCAGCCTCATCAGGTTTTGAATTTAATGGCGATAACAAAGTCAATGGTTCAATTCCTGTGTTTAATTCTTCAACCAGTAGGTTTGAAGCTACTGCAACTAACACTGTACTTACACTCGTAGATGGAGGAAACTTCTAGTGGCTAACACGATCAGAATAAAAAGATCCACAGGATCATCAAACCCAACGTCATTAGAAAATGCTGAAATAGCTTTTAGAGAAGGTGATGAAGTTTTAGTTATTGGTAAAGGAACAGGAGGAGCAGGAGGATCTGCAACAAGTATTGAGCCTATCGGTGGTAAGGGAGCATTTTTTGATAAGGCAACTACAAGAACAACTAATCATGTTTTAGCTGGTGCTGCTTCTGGAAGTGCTGCTGCACCTACATTTAGAGCATTAGTAAGTGATGATATTCCTTCGTTAGCTCATACAAAAATAAGTGATTTTGATGCTGGTGTTCGTACCAATACACTTGCAGAAATGGCTGCTCCTGCGGCTGCTGTATCTCTAAACTCACAGAAGATTACATCGTTAGCAGATCCTACTGATGATGGTGATGCTGCAAATAAAGGATATGTAGATGGAGTTGCACAGGGATTAGACATAAAAGATTCTGTGAAAGTTGCAACAACAGCAAATATTACACTTTCTGGAACGCAAACTATTGATGGTGTTGCGGTTTCTGCTGATGAAAGAGTTTTAGTTAAAGACCAATCAACTGCAAGTCAAAATGGTTTATACCTTTGTAAAGCAAGTACATGGACAAGAACAGACGATTTAGCTGCTGGTTCTGACGCTGCTGGTGCTTTTGCTTTTGTTGAGCAAGGAACTGTTAATGGTGACAATGCTTTCGTTTGTAGTTCGGATAAAGGAAGTGCAGTTACAGGAACAAACAATCTTACCTTTGTTCAATTTTCTGGTGCTGGTCAAACAATAGCGGGAAATGGTTTAGATAAGTCTGGTAATACACTTTCTGTTGACCTTAAAGCTAATGGTGGACTTGTTATTGAATCTACTGAAGTTGCTGTTGATCTTGCCGCTAGTTCTATAACAGGAACTCTGGCAGTATCAGATGGAGGTACAGGATCAACCTCTGCTAGTGCTGCCAGAACTGCTTTAGGATTAGCGATTGGAACAAATGTACAGGCTTTTGATGCACAATTAACTGATATAGCTGGTCTTTCACCAACAGATAGTAATTTTATTGTTGGTAATGGATCAAACTTTGTTCTTGAATCAGGTGCAACAGCTAGAGCAAGTCTTGGAGTTGCAATAGGAAGTGCTGTTCAAGCTTATGATGCTGATTTAGATAATTTATCTGGTTGTCAATCAGGTGGATCTGCTGCTTTAGCTGCATTAACAGAAGCAGAAATTCAAATATTAGATGGAGCAACCGTAACAACTGCTGAATTAAATATTCTAGATGGAGTTACAAGCACAGCAGCAGAGTTAAATATTCTTGATGGAGTTACAGCCACTACTGCTGAGATAAACTTAATTGATGGTGGAACGTCAGCAACTTCAACAACACTTGCAGCAGCAGATAGATTTATTGCTAACGATAATGGAACAATGAAACAGGTAGCACTATCTGACCTTGTTACATTCCTCGAAGATGAATCAGCATCTAGTTTCGACATAGACGGAGGCTCGTACTAGAATCTAATTATTAGGAGAGCGATCCAATGGCAAACACAATTAAGCTTAAAAGAGGTTCTGGTAGCGATCCAAGCTCTAGTGATCTCTCTGTAGGTGAGTTAGCAATAAGAACTGATACTGCTCTTTTGTTCACTAAAAATGACGGTGGTTCGATAGTTCCTATTGGTATATCTGATGGAGACAAAGGAGATATAACAGTTAGTAGTAGCGGTGGTACTTTTACTATTGATAATGACGCTGTTACCTACGCAAAAATACAAAACGTATCAGCTACTAACAGAATTTTAGGAAGAGACTCTAGTGGTGCAGGGGTAATTGAAGAAATAACACCAGCAAATCTACGCACTATGTTAAACGTAGAAGATGGTGCTACAGCAGACCAGACAAAATCAGATATAGATGGACTTGGAATCGCAGCTTCTACAGCAGCAACTTTAGCTACAGCAAGAACGATTGCAGGGGTGAGCTTTAATGGTTCTGCAAATATATCTTTAAATAACAATGCCATAACAAACGGTGCGGGCTATGTCACTTCATCTGTTATTAACGCTTTAAATGCTAGTAACTTATCATCTGGAACAATCCCTGATGCAAGATTTCCTTCTACATTACCAGCAGTTGATGGATCGAATCTTACAGGAATATCGGCTGGAGCAACCGGAGGGG